TAGTGGCAAGTGAACCGGATCCATTATAATTAAGAGATCCTTGGTTAGTTACGTTTCCTATAGTAGATGGATCAGGTAGTATAACAGAATCATCTGAGCTAAGTGTTCCTGCTCCAAACTGTATGTCTAAGTTTCCATTAGATCTAAATCTTGTAACAAATCTCCTTGGTACTTTTTTAAGTGCTAAAACAAACGGTACTTGATTAGAATCAGAAGAACTATTTTGTTCGTCTAAAAACACTGTATCTTGTCCTAAAAAAGGAACTTCTATGTACTCTTTTCCATCGCCATCAATAATGCTAATTATCTGCACTATGTTGTCGTCTGTTAAAGTTATAGTTTTAAACTTTTCTGCAGAACCTATAGATACTGTTTTAGATTCTTTCGTACCGGAAATAGCTTTAACAGACTTAGTAAGTAGGTAGGTATCGGGTACATTACTACCGTCTACTGAGCTAACAGTAATATTTGTTGGATCATAAGAGCTACTAAAGCTAAAGTTTACAGCGTTTGGAATAAAGAATCTAGTCTTTGAGCTATCTGATGATTCAAATCTAAAGTTAGAAGGTATAGTTTTCGCTTCAGTAAAGTTAGGTAGTCCTGCACCTGTTGCACTTACTTGCTGTGTTACGGTTAAAGAAGCTTCTGATACTCCTGTTATTTTCGGTTTATAGCCCATCATGTAGGCTAGGTTAAATAGATTTTTAGGGTCTTTAGCGTGAGTTAAAAAGGTTTCTTGTAGTTGAGTATCCTGGTAAAAAGATAGCACATCTCCTACGTACGAAGCCATTTCTATAAACATCATACCTGGGGATGTAGGTGAGAAGTCGTTATAAGAGTCAGGAAAATAGTTCTTAGCAAACTCTACAAGTTGACTTCGAAAATCACTAAATTCTCTACTTACATATTTTATGTCTCTTGATACTGCCATTATTGTATGTTAATTAAAATTTCGTCTTGTATATTTTGATCAGTAATAGCATATTTTAAGAAAAAACTTATTATATTACTGTCAGGTTCAGATCCTAACTTTATTAAAGTAGGTTTAATATTAGGAAAGAATCGGGTGATATTAGTAGAAATAGTTTCTTTTATATCATCTAACTCTTGCTGATTTATATTTTCAAATAGTAAGTCTCTTAATCCTCCTCCGAAAGTTGGATTTAAAGGTCTTTCTCCTACATTAGTTAAAAGAAAATTAATTAAATTTACTTTAAGTGCATCTTTAGTTTGGTAGGTAGAGTTGAAAACAGAAGGAGAAGAGAATGGTAAATCAACTCCTACAGCTTTTCTAAGCTGTCTATCTAACGGGTTTATTTTTTTTGCACTTACTGCCATTATATTCTTACTTGTCCTTTAGCTTGAATTTCGTTCGACTTATCGTATATAGCTTTTGCTTTACTAACAAAATCTAATTTACTAATATCTATTCCTGGCATTGGTCCTGCGTTTTGACCTAATCCCATATCAGATGCTATGTTTGAAGCAAAGTTTGGTTTCTTAACCATAGAAGAATTTGCGTTAATAACGTTTCTATAGTCTTCTCCAGTCATTTCTTGTTGAGTCATATTTAACATCTCTTCTAAAGGAACAGTACCGGAATTCATTCTACCTGTAGACCATGTTCTTTTTAAGTCTGTTTGTTTTACTGCCTTGTATTCTTGTGGTGATGGTGCGCTTGCTGTTTTAACAGCTTCGTTTAACATCTCTTGTAACTCATCCTTTACGGCAGATCGTACCTCTTCGCGGATAATTTTACGTAATTGATCTAGTTTCATATATATAAATAGTTAGTTTATGGAAGTTGATTGTCTATTCTAAATTTTATTTCTTTTATTAGTACTTTTGAATCGCCTGCAAAAGATAATGGACCTTTAAGTACAGCTATACCTCTGTAGTCATAAGCAATTGCTTGTCGTTGAGGTGCTATAGATGGAGAGTTGGGATCAGTTACAACTTTAATAGTGTACATGGTTCCAGAAGTAGACCTATAATCTGTGTCGTTATTGGTTTCTATATCTACTCCATTAAGTATCTCTTCTCTTTCATCTGCAGTTAAGTCAGGGTTAGCAGAGCATCTGTTAAGTAGTGTTCTTATAAGTGCTATTTTAGCTTGTAATGGAACAAATATAAGGTCAAAGTTTCTCAGTAGTTCTTCTATATTGTCGTTTTCGTTTTCTATATCTTCTAGGGTTTCGGTAAGCCATTTTAGCTTAGCTGATTGACTTTGTACCACTCCTTGTGGTAAAGAAAATATTACACCACCGGCTGGTCCTGGTGGTATACCAAGTGTGGTGGGTGTAGGGTTGTGTGATAGTATGTCTATTGCTACTTTTAACAGGTCTATCATTATACCCAAAGCTTTAGTTAGCCGGTGTAGTTTTTTTGCTCGTCTATTAGCTGAAGCTACTAATGAGTCTACTCTGTCAAGAGTTTTTCCCATACTATTAAGTACCTTAGGAGGTGGACAAGCTGTTCTTAGTTTGTCGAGTATCTCTAGTATTTTCTTTTCTGCATACCTTCTTGCTATACCTTCAGCATATGCTAAAGCTACTGCTGCATATTTTGCTAGATTAAGTTTAAGTGATTTAAGTAGCGAGTGAGGCATTATTCAGTAAATGTTTTTGTAGATTTAATTTTAGACTTACCGTTGGGGTTAATATATCCTTGCAGTATGTCAGCAGTAAATTTTAAACTAATACCGTACCCATTTAAATTAGGTATAGCTTTAAAGTCCTGTGTTTTAGCTGATGTAAGTTTTTTAGATAGTACTTTAAGTTCGTCTACTAGTATTTGTAAAAAGTCTTCTAATCTATGACCTAACACAACCGGCTCAGCAGAACCTAGATTCGTATCTTTATTTTTTGCACCTTGTCCTAAATAAATCTTTTTAGCATCTAAACTAATATAATCTTCACCGTCTATTCCTACATCCTTTGATGACACAGTAAGGCTTTCATTTGACGATAAAATAATATCATCTTTTTTTGCATTGAATACTAGCCTGTCTGAGTTAATTATAATTTGAGCTCCTTTGTATTTATCTGCTATAATAGTCTTATCGACATTTGATTCAAGCTTTACTCTTGCTTGAGAGAGTGGAATAAGGTGATCAGAAGTTACATATATACTGGAATCATCTTTATTGATATCCTCAATGGTAGGCTGAAGTACATTGCCGGTAAATGGTCTACCATTACTTATTACGGTATACGGTTTCCCTTCGTTTGTGTCGTCGGTGTATATATTCTTGTATCCCTTATACCCTCCTAATCTTATTGAATTACCAAACCTACCTTCTATAATATGGTCTCCATGGTTTGGGTAAAGTGTGTTTACGTTGTCAAGCTCTTTGGCGTTGTTTCCTATATCCGTTACAGAGTTATCATTAGCAGGTGCTGCATTGTGGTTGGCAGCGTTCCATACAGATATCACTGTAGAGTAGTATACTTTAAGTTCGCTATCGTTTCTATCTGCTGACTCTCTTGGACCGGGGGTAAGTACTATTATCTCGTTTTTAAGTGGGTAGGTTCTTGAAGTACTATCTAGAGGAAATGCTATAAACAGGTTCTCTGGTTCTTCAGTAAAAGAATCATCATCAAATAAGTTATAGCGAATAGCACCGATTGTCTTTGTAAATTTGAAATCAGGATGATTTTCGTCTAAAACGATATCGTATACTCTACCTAGTACAGGTATTGCGGCACGTCCAGAGTTAATTGGATTATAACTCGTTGTTGAGTTAAACCCTATTCCTAAATTAAGCATCGTCTTCTTCTGTCGAGTTTTGTGTTTCTTCTACTTCCCTATCTAGCGCTTCTTGTTCCTCAATCAAGTCTTGAAGTTCTGATAAGTCAAATTCTTCGCCATCTCCTTTAGCTGCTGCTGTTTCTATCCTTTGTATTACTGTAGCTAACTTAATCAAATGTTCATCATTCTTTACTCCTATCTCCATGTATTCTTTTATCATAGGAACGAGTAGAGTAGCATCGCCAATATTCTCTATCAGGGGTTTAAGTTCCCCTATAAGACCTTTTACTTGACTTTTAGTTTCTTTAGAGTTATCGTATATCTCACCAAAGAGGTCGGAAAGTGTTTTTCCTTTAAATATTTCTTTGTCTAAGCTCATATTGTTTTATAATAAATAGCCTATTCAATTTTATTGTGAAGATAACCTAAGTCATGAAGGTGTTGATACTTAGCTCTAAAGTCTTCTTTAAGTACTGTAACTACTTTTGTAAGCTTAGGGGTATCACAATCAGTCATCTCTCTTATGTATATATAAAGTGCTTTCTTTCTAAATATATCTAAATCGTGTCTGGTTTTAAATACGGTAAGTACAGCATCTGCTATTTTTTGATCTTCTAGCTTTATAAACATTTCTTCTAAGTCAGTATAACAGTCGGTTATCCATTCATCTAGAAAGGTTGATAGGGATTTAGCTGAAGGAGAATCAAGGTCTAGTTTAGTTTCATACGATTCTTCTATATCTGTAAAGCTTCCTATCTGTTTAAGCTTTTTATAGTTCTTATTATTGTAGTTTATTAGCCACCTTTTTACTATAGTGCCAAAATATGAGTAGGCTTTAGCACCGTACGTGGGGTCAAACTTCATTATCTTCTCTTCTAAGAGGACAGATACTATTTCGTGCTTAAGATCTTCTATTTTATCTACATCTGTGTAGTAGAACTTAAAAGTATGTATAATATTTTCAGCTAACTTGTAGAATGGGATGTATATGTGGTCTGTGAAGATTTTATTTCGGTAATCTTGATCTGTAGAGGTGTTGTACTTTACTATATAGTCTTCTGTTTCTTTTGTAAAGTAATTAGCTTTCGCTCGTTTTCTCGCCATAATTTTTTGGAAGCATGTAATTGTTAAGCTGCTCCTGGACTTCTTTCATTTGGTTAAAAAATTCACCAACTTCATCATCTGACTGAAAGACCCCCTTGTCATCGAGATTTTGTAAGTGTTGCCTTGATTCACCTATAGTATCTGAGATGTTCTGAAGGTATCTTACTTGATCTTGTGTAATATCTTCGTATTTCTCTACCTTTACCAGTAGGTTTCTTATAATGTATGAACTTATAACCAGTAAAGCAACTATGATACTGATTATTATATAGAAAAGTGTAGGATTTATTGTCATTTATAGATTTTTTAGCATATTTGTTAGTCCACTTGAAGAATTTACTCTTTTTCCTGTGGTTGACTTGGTTTTCTGTACTTTTGGTACAGCTCCACCAGTAGATTGTAACCAGATATCGTATTCT